ATATGCACAGGCACTAAGGCTGTTTTCTTATCAAAGGAAGGTGTGCTATATTTGCCCTTAGATTATATTCACCAAGCATGGGTTAAAGAGATATGAGCAAATACAAGCTAGGTGATTACACGGTTCAAAACTGGAACGATTGGGATAGAGTTCCCCGCGATCCAGTCACTGTTGGAGCGGCAATACTGCAAGCTGTCGCTCCAGCTTTTGTTGCTGGTTTATCAGGTGCTGCTGCAATAGGGTTGGCTTATGCCGTAGGCTACATTGCAATAACAGCGGTTACATCGTGGGCTTTAAAGGCACTAACTCCAAAGCCTGATTTTGGTGCGTTAGATAGCTCGGGCATTCTAGTCAATCGTACTGCTGGAATTGCCCCGCAGGATTTTATTTATGGTCAGGTGCGTAAGGGTGGGATAGTTACATTCTATGAAACCACTGGCTCTGATAATGTATATCTGCACCAAATAATTTGCCTTGCTGGTCACGAAGTAAACTCGATTGGTGATATTTATATTAATGACCAAATAGCTACATTCAGCGGTGATTTTGTTACGACTGCTGGCACAGGTTCAGAGCAAGTTAATTGGGATAGCAAGGTACGCATAAAGAAGTACGATGGGTCACAGACTACAGCAGACAGTGATTTGGTTTCTGAAACCAGTGCAACAAGTTCCTTTAAGGGTTTAGGAATAGCTTATCTGTACGTCAGGTATGAATATGACCAAGATATATTCCCAAATGGCTTACCTACCGTCACGGCTGTTGTGCAAGGTAAAAAAGTTTACGATCCCAGAACGGCATCTACCGGCTACAGTAGCAATGCTGCACTTTGCATCCGTGACTTCCTGACTTCTTCGTATGGACTGACTGACAGTGCTATAGATGATGTGAGCTTTTCCGCTGCTGCCAATGAGTGTGATGAAAATGTTAGCTTAGATGGCGGTGGTACTGAAAAACGCTACGCTCTTAATGGCATCGTGCAAGCGAACAGATCTGTCGGTGATGTATTGGGTGACATGGTTACAGCTTGCGCTGGTACGTTGTTCTGGGGTTCTGGTTACTGGAAGCTAAAAGCTGGCGCTTATTCATCACCAGTTAAAACATTAACACTAGATGACCTAAGAAGCCCAATTGCCTTGGATACACGCATCACGATGCGAGATAATTTTAACACTGTCAGAGGCACATTTATAGACGCTTCACAGGGCTGGATTAGCGCTGACTACCCAGAGGTCACAGGCGCTGCGTTTGTCACGGAGGACAACGGGGAACAAGCGTTGCTTGACCTTCAGTTGCCATTTACGACAAGTTCTGCAACCGCACAAAGGCTTGCCAAGCTGACGTTGTATAGAGGTCGTGAGCAGATGACCTTTAGCGCTGATTTCGGCTTAGAGGCGCTTGAGGTTGAGGTTGGGGATATTATTGGCATTACCAACGCTCGATATGGATTTAACGCAAAAGAGTTTGAGGTTGTCGGTTGGAGGTTTTCCTCTGACCAAGATGCTGGTGATCTAAGAGTTAATCTTACGCTAAGAGAAACATCTGCTGCTGCATTCAATTGGAACGCAGAAGAAACAGATATTATCAGCAACAATACAACCCTGCCTAGCATTACCGCGGGCACAGCTATTACTAACCTCACGCTGTCAGACGGTGGCTCTGAGGTGCAGGGCGATGGTACTGTAATTAATAGTTTACTTGCCAGTTGGACTGCGCCGACAAATGCTTTTGTGAGCTATTACGAGGTTGAGTTAAGACAAACCAGCAGCGCTAATACGACTGTGTTTACGACTTCTGAAACGTCTATTGTTTTATCGCCAGTGATCGATGGTGTGAATTACACAGTAAGAGTTAGAAGCGTATCAGTCACGGGGTTTAGGGGGGCTTATGCTTCCGCTTCCGCTACAGCGGGTGGAGACACATCTGCACCAAGCGCACCAACTTCTGTCTCTGCTAGTGGTGGCTTTAAATACATTACAGTCAACTGGACTAATCCAGCCAACAGAGATTTAAACTTCGTAGAGATTTACGAAAACTCTAGCAATACAACGTCCGGAGCAACCGTTGTTGGTACATCTTCTGGCAGTGCATTCGTCAGAACAAATTTGGGCATCAACGTAACAAAATATTACTTCTTAAAGGCTGTAGACTTTAGCGGTAACAAGTCTGGCTTTACGTCAGGCGTGACTGCTACGACTGACTTTATTGATAATGCCGACTTTGAGAATGGTGTCAGGCAGCTATTTATTGACCAAGGTTTAGATATTATTGAACCTGTTTCGTCGCTGCCAGCGGCTGGTGACTTCGCAGGACAACAAGTATTCTTAACGACTAATGGCAAGTTGTATAGGTGGACAGGTAGTGCGTGGGTATTAACGATTGCTGCATCTGATGCTGGTGATTTGACGGGCCAAATAACTGGTACGCAGATTTCTGACAATGCGATTACTGCGCCAAAAATATCTGCCAATACTATTACTGGAAATAAGATTGTCGCCAACACAATTACTGGCGGCTTACTTAGCACTTCTGGTATTATTACATCAGCAGCGCAAATTAATGATGGTTTAATTACTAATGCAAAAATTGGTAATGCCGCTATTAATGCGGCTAAAATTCAGGATGGTCAAGTTACTAACGCTAAAATTGGAAACACTATACAATCCACAAATTACTCTGCTGGGTCTTCTGGTTGGAGGATTTTAAAAAGCGGAGCTGCTGAATTTAACGGCGTTGTTCTCTCAAGGCAGCTTATGGTTGATAGCGGTACTTTTACAGCGTCAGCTTTTACCTGCAATGCTAATTCTAGTTTCGATATTGATAAAACTTATAATTTAGAAGCCACAAGCGTACCTATTAGCGCATGGTCGGGAACTAACTTTACCTATCTAGCAACCGCTGGTCTTAGCAATGTGGCTGCTTTTGGAACTACATCTCAGATCCCAAATATTTTTTGGGGGGTTAGAACGGTAGTGTTACCTTTGACAAGGTGGTCTGGAAACCAAACGTTAAGACTGCGATTTGAGATTTGGGGCAAGTATTTAACAGGTATGGGTAACGTTAGTGATACAAGCTACCCGCCTTCTGGAAATTTTAATATTAATTGGAAAATTTACAAGGTGACATAATGCAAGTTGGAGATATTTTAGGCGGTTTTGGCGATGAAGACGGGATTACTCTGCACACCCTTGGGCCTCAAGATGGCGAAATGAGTAGTGTTTCTATAATTCACTATAAACCTGACGATGAAAACTTTGCGTGGGCAATACAGCAGCTAGCTGCGCTAGAGCAAGAATAGATATGGAATATGCTATGCTCTTTGCAATTCGGCCAATATGCGGTATAGTTCAGGTGCATATGCTTAATCTCGGAGAACTTAACAATGGCAAGCTTCAATAAGGTAAATGATTTTGTAGCCAACGCTGTCCATAACATGGATTTGGCGAGCGATCAGATTACTTTGGCACTGTCTAACACAGCGCCTTCATCAGAGTCACCAAACCCAACGACGGATGGCAATGGAACTTTGAGCAACGTAACTCAAATTTCATACACAAACGCATCGTCGCGCAACGTGTCCACATCATCTTCTGGTCAAAGTTCTGGCGTTTATAAACTGGTGCTTTCAGATCTAACGATTACAGCTTCTGGCGGCAATGTTGGCCCCTTCCGTTACATCTACATTTATGATGACACTGTAACGTCACCAGCAGATCCGCTGATCGGCTATTACGACTATGGCTCATCTTTGACGCTGAATGATGGTGATAGCTTCACAACTGACTTTTCAGCGGCAAACGGAGTGCTGCAGCTAACCTAAAGGATTGGCTTTATGGTTGTTCTTAAGAACAGAGCAAAGGTTAGTGTCAGCACTACTGGCACAGGCTCGCCAATTACGCTTGGCGCTGCGGAAGATGGTTATCAAACTTTTGCGGCGTCTGGCGTGTCTGACGGTAATTCTGTGCGCTATATTTTGGAGGAAGATGACGCTTTTGAAATTGGCGTTGGTGTGGTCGGCTCCAGCGGCACAAGCCTCACTCGCAGCGTTATCGAAAGTAGCAATAGTAACAATCCTATCAATCTTGGCGGCTCTGCTACCGTGTTCATTGGCTTCACTGCTGAAGACGCTGACAACCTTTTTGATTTAAATATTGCGCTAGGATAGAAAATGGCAAACACGTTTAAAAATTACACCTCTGCTTCGGTTGGGACGGGGGCCACAACGACTTATACGGTGCCATCTTCTACTACCGCGATTATGATGGGTTGCAACCTAGCCAACCGCACAACCAGCCAGATCGCTGTAGATGTACAAGTGGCCGGTGTCTACTTGGTCAAAGGCGCTCCGATCCCCGCCAACTCAGCTTTAGGTGTGCTGGACGGTAAGATTATTCTGGAGGCGGCTGACACAGTGGTTGTCACCAGCGATACAGCCAGTTCAGCGGATGTGATTGTAAGCGTACTGGAGCAAACCTAATGGCGGGTTATGTTGGAACCAAGGCGGTTTTATTAAGCACCACGGCTGCGAATGTTGGCGGCGATGCTGACATTGGCGGTGCGGCTAGTGTTGGGGCGGGCCTAACAGTAGACGCTGATGGCTCAACTGTTTTGACCGTGGATCGTGCTACAACAGATGGCACTGTCATTGACGTGCAGAAGAATGGCTCTAATGTAGGGAGTATTGCATCTGACGCTGGATCATTAGATTTCATGGTTATAGGTCAGGATGAAGTAGGCTTAGGTTTTGTTACAGATGCTGTAGATGCTGGTAATAGTAGGGTCATTCCTCGCCAAATCAACAACACCGTTGCGTCAAATGGGGTCATCGATTTAGGTGATACTGGTTCTCGCTTTCGTGACTTACACCTAAGCCGACGCATTTTGTATGATGGTACAAATACACGTCATATTATTGGCTCTGCCTATAACAGCTTTAACAATATTAGTAGTACTACAACTAATAGTGTATGGACTGCCGCATCAGGTAGTTCATTCACTTACACTCCTCAACGATCCGACACTACAGTGGCTATATTTGCTGATGTTAATTTAGGTTACGCTTGGACTAATCCGTCAGGTACTAATCACGGTTACATAGCAGCTACAATTGTTCTAACCAATGGCACAGGCACTTACTATAGTTCAGAAATGGAGCATTGGGGGCGTGTTGACAACTTTTCTGGAGTTCTTGAACTTACAGCGAACCATATAGAAGAATACCACGCCTCAAGTGCGGTAAATGACGGTAGCACTATGACTATATCTATACAGTACAAGAGAGTAGCTACAGCAGGAGCAGGGCCATCAAGAGGCGGCGTGAATGCTTGGGGTAGTAACAGCATTATTACCGTAGAGGAATATATCTAATGTATAATATAAGGGACGTATATTCTGCTTTTGATGCTGTAGGGCAAGAGACTGTAAACTTAAGTGTTGAGAACGTACATAGCATTACCGTCGATGAAATAGCATCTACTTGTGACGGAGTGTCTGTTGATGACGTTATTTCAGCATTGAATGCTATTGTAGCCGCTGCACCTAGGGTTGAGTTGAGGGCAAAGAGAGATGCTATGCTTGCTCAGTGCGACTGGATTGTGACTAAATCACTTGAGGCGGGCCAGCCTACTCCAAGTGAATGGCAGACGTATCGCCAAGCCCTACGAGACATTACCAATACTTATACATCGTTGGATAATGTTGTTTGGCCCACTAAACCATAAGGATTAACTAATGTCAGGCTATATAGGCAACGCACCCGTCCCACATTCGACGCAAACGCGGCAGACCTTTACGGCGGTATCTGGGCAGACCAGCTTTGCCACTATTGGTTATGTGGC